CCCACTACGGTGAAGTGGTTGTACCAGGACATCCACTCATCAAAGCCCATAGGTTTATGCCCAGAGCCCGAAATGTAAGGGTTATAAATAGAATTTGCAACATACTGGAGTGCGTTAAGGGCGCCGCCAGTGCCCGCGTCAAGCGCTCTCGCTTCTGAGTAACGAAATTTAACCATGCGGGTCCGGAAGATCGGGGCGGGGATACGGGATCGGTATCGCCGGCGGCGCCGGAGCACGGGGCGGCGACGTTTGCGTCTGCCTCGGGTTCGCTTTCTTTTGTATCGGCGGGCCATTGATTAGCAATACTGAAGAGTGAGGTGAAAAACACAGATGTGCACAGAAGTGCACAGAGGTTGCTGGTAATACTAGCAGCAACCTCAAAACCTTTGTGCACCAAAGTACTCCAGGTAGGTCGGCTTACGCCGACCACGCGTCGCGGGGGCTACGCGCCCCCGAAACCCCCCGCATCAATATAGGCTTCAGGTAGCATAAAGCGCAGCTCGATGGTACTGAGAATTACCGCATTTTGAGCTTGAGTGTAGATTTTTTTTTGCCGGTTTGTAAAATACCCCATAGACGAATCTATAAATAAATAAATAAATATAGAAGACCGTTGAGAAGCCGCAGTCTTCTTTTCTCAATGGGACGGTCTTCTTTAAATTTAGGCGGTGTTCTTTATGATGTTGGGATCCGCATCCCATAAGTGTAACCTTTTGAAATTTTTATATAAGTAAAAAGATTTGAGATTTTTTTTCATGAATTTTCGACACTCCCAATTGCAACGAAGTGCTGCCAAAATTTTTTCGATATGGCTCGTTCTACTTCCCGTGCTAGGTGCTATTGCTGGACGCTTAACAACCCTACTCCTGCTGAAGTTAAGCATTTGGGCGAGCTCGAAGTGTCGTACCTCATCTATGGCGAAGAGACGGGAGAATCGGGTACCCCTCACCTTCAAGGCTACGTTCGATGGAAGCATCCGAAGACCTTCATGGCGGCCAAGAAGATCCTTGGCGATCGGTTCCATCTGGAAGTGGCAAAGGGCAGTGCAAAGGCCAACATCAAGTACTGCTCCAAGGATGGAGTTGTGACGGAGAAAGGCGCAAGGCCGGCTCAAGGTAAGCGAAATGACTTGGTGAAGTTGAAAGATGATATCAAGGCTGGAATGTCGGTGTTGGACTTGTTCGAGGACAATACGAATGGCATGTTCAAGTACAGGCAGTCCGCGTTGGCGTATCGGCTGGAGTGTAGGCGCAAGGAGACAAAGCGCTTTGAGCCTGTTGCCGTGTATGTGCTGATTGGCGAAGCTGGATCTGGCAAGACTCGCTGGGCTTATGACACCTATCCTGACTTGTATGATTATCAGTACGAGCAAGGAAACTGGTGGGATGGCTACGACGGTCAAGAGACGATCCTCATCGACGACTTCTACGGCGGTATCAAATATCACTACCTTCTGCGCCTGCTGGATGGGTACAAATTCAACATTCCCATAAAGGGTGGGTTTACGTGGAAGTCGTGGAAGCGGGTGATTATCACATCAAACCGCGAACCGGAGACGTGGTACAGCGCGGGGCTGACGCCGGCCCTCAAGAGGCGGATCAAGTGCAGCTTCAAGGTTAAAGATGGCAAGCTGGACGATCTCGAAGGCTGGCAAGAGCATAACGAGCAAGACGTTGAGAGTGGGGGGGAGGGAGAGGGAGAATAAGACTTGTAAAATACAATTTATTTCATTAAATTCAGTCCCTATACAAAGGGCTTAAAAACTTTGTGTAATTGCTTTCCTTTCAGATAAGACAGCCACATAGTCTATTGTAACAACAACATTAACTGGAGGAGGATTTTCCGAAGAGATAACATTAGCGGCGTACACGGTCCAGATAGCCTGCTCCGTTGGCCGATTGCCCACGTCCCCACGATAGAGGCCATCCATAATCATTGACTTGGCGGGGATTCCAAAGAACTTGGGTCCGGAGAACCCATACTTGATCGTAGTCTTGGCAATCTGGTTACCACAGGTTAGCATGCGCCAGGTTCCATCCTTCTGCTCGCGAACAATTTCCGCGTCGGCGGGCACATTGATATCCGGGCGTAGAATAACTCCAACTTGCTGAACAGTAGAGACGCCAGTTTGGTCCGTAGAGAAGGTGCAGCTGATCTTAGAACCCACTACGGTGAAGTGGTTGTACCAGGACATCCACTCATCAAAGCCCATAGGTTTATGCCCAGAGCCCGAAATGTAAGGGTTATAAATAGAATTTGCAACATACTGGAGTGCGTTAAGGGCGCCGCCAGTGCCCGCGTCA